CGTAGTACGTTTAACTGGCACATCATTGGCTATTTTAGCCTCAATGCGTCCAATCTCCTTTGCTTGCAAGATCGGGCTAAGACGGGAAATGCGATCTGTCTCTTTTGGATTGGACCCGAGGTAATAAGCTACATCAGGGCCAGCATCAGAGGCTTGAATCGCTTGCGCCATCACGGTCGTGATCTTAAGACTTGGATTGTACGCGACCTGTTCAAAGTCATCGTACTTGGTCCGAGCCTCTTCTTCACGCTCGTGATATGCCTCAAGAATCTCCGTCTGCTGACGATGTTGTTCTCGCTGCTCAATTAGCTTGATTGCCTTGGCTTCTGCATACGCATCAACCGAATCAAACTGATCTACAGGTGGAACATCAACGACAACCGGCGGCGGTGCTTGACGCTCACGCTCCCACTTTCGCTGTTCTCTTGCGAGACGTTTTTGAATTGCCGCGTCAAGTTCCTCTTGCGAAAAGGTCTTGGGCGCAACTTCCGGCGTATCTACAGGTTCCGGGGCCGCCGTGGCTTCCAGTTCCGGCGCGGGCGCTACTTCCGCTTCAATCGCTACTTCTTCCGACATTTTGAATCCTGAGATTCCCCGGTCTGCTGGGCCGGTACAGTATTATGCAAGTTTTTTGTCAAGTTGTGCAAGCCTATATGCTTTAACCACTTCAGCAGTGTGCATGGCAGCGCAGACATTTTGGACGCGAGTGTCTTCGTTGCTGTAGTCGTCGCCTGGGGCAACAACGTGGCGGTGAAACTTGCTGCTGATCTCTACGCCATCTTCTTTGATGGCGGTCTTGGTGCGAACTTGAATGGAGCCGTTTTCAATGACTTCAATCAAATCGACGGAGGTAATTTTTTCCAACATGATATTTCCTTGTTTCCAGCCACTGCATCCACCGTGGCATTAAGTCTGGTGGGCCGCACCAGTACGGTTACATTGCAGCAATTACAAAGGCAAGCAATTCATCATAACGAATGCCGTAGCGGTTTCCAGCAGGGCGGTACTCAGTGATGACTTTTGTCTTACCGGTTTCCTTCTTGAACTCGTCAAGCGCTGGAGCAGTGACTTCTGGTTGCTCGTCCCATTCGTCGTAGCAGAACATCGCATAGCGATTTGCGTCAAGCCCTTCGGCAGCAAAAGCCTCGGCGACTTCTTGAGCAATCACACCAAAATGAATTCGTGCTTCGTCGCCCTTTTTTTCAACTGCGTCTTTGAATCTGAATTTTTTAATCAGTCCTTTGATGCGTTGAGCGACACGCTTTTCAGCCTCGTCAATGTTCTTAATGTCCTGTTTCGCACGGCCATCAGATGTGTTGATCGTTCCAGTGGCTGCATAAATTACAGACCAACGGCTGCCACCCAAACCAAACGAGTATGTGTTGTCGGTAAGAGGGTAAATAATGCCCCCCATCAGCATGTCAAAACGCTGACCGACATCTTCATGTTGAAACACCACGTTTTGCGTTGTACCGCTGCCACCAGCAAGGAACTCATATTGTCGGGCTGCGGTTTTAGACAATTTCATCCAACCCGCATACCCATTATCATTGTTTAATCTCCAACCACCATTATTTAACTCACCGGAAAATGCTGGACAATCTTGAAATATGCGCTTATAATCTGCGTCTGCGTTGTACTCATACAAAATGTTTGAGCCGAAGCGATCGCAAGTGTTGGTAATTGAGCCATTAGTTGTCTTTACTTCGTTTCCATATGCGTATGGGCCAAGCACCACATCAAACGCAGTATTTGCTTCTGAATAACACGAAACCAAATTGGAACGTGTGCCAATGTAAACACCGTATTGACCATTTTCTTGCGCTGTGACACCAGTGATAAAATTGGCTTTTGAGCACAAATTGTCGCTAGATGATGTGCCGCTTTCAATACGCAGACCATCGTTGCTGTTGCCCCGCACGTCAATGTAGCCTTGCAATGTCCATGCGTTTAAATCGCCGTTCCCTTTTAAGAATCGGATACCATTTAAACCGTTGCTAATTGAAACCACGTTTTGCAACACACCAAGGTTGCCATAAATCAATTGGATGCCGTCAGCACCAGCACCTTGTACCCACACATCACTGATGACAGCACGCCCAGCATCGAGAGTAGCCGAGCCAACTTCAATCAAATTCTTGGTATGTGTTCCAGCCTTGACTACTTTAATCTCGCGGACTTGTGACCAGTACTGAAGCACAAACGCCACGTTGTCGCCCGTGGCTGTGATGGTGGTATTGTTGATACCAGCACCTACGATTTGACCATAAGGAGGGAGAGTAATCGTTGTGGCAAGGTCATACGAGCCGGATGGGACATACACTATGTTTGACACTGCAAAAGCAGCAGTGAAAGCTGCCGCGCTGTCAGTTGTGCCTGTTGGGTCTGCTCCGTAATCCAGCACGTTGGCTGGAGCGCCAGAGATCATTGAATAAGTTGCTTTGGTAAGTGCCATATTTACACCTGATATGTGCAAGTTGCCCAAAATCGGGATGTATTTGTAAATTGAGTGTCACTAAATGCGGCAGTTCCGTTGGCAGCAATTTCGTTAATTGTGGTGGAGTTGCAATAGGCAATACCTACTTTGTACGTCAACAAAAAGTTGGAATATAGATAGACAGACATGGAGTTTAGATTCGCTGCCGCAAATGGCAAACCAGTAATTGATGCTTCACCAGTTGAAGACCCCTTGCTTGTCAATGTTATCTCAAATCGAATGGTAACAGTGCGTCCGACCTTCGTGTATCTACCTTGCTGTGTTCCGTATGTAATTCCTGTTGAGCCTACACCAAACACAAGAACTGGTGTCCAATTACCTTCCTCATAGTCAGCAAACAACTCGCTTGTGCCTGTGCCTGATGTGGCAGAAAAATCAATGCCTTGACCCGATGTGCCAACAACAAAATTTCCTGTTGACGCGGTAACAGATGTTGCGCTGATTGCGCGCCCCGCTGTCAAGTTATCAACAGACACTTGTTTAGTTGTGTTGCTTTGAACAATTGGCAATACTTCCGTACCCGCTAACGGGGTTGTAGAAGCAGGGAGTGCTGAGATTTTGCTGTCTGCCATGATTAATCCAATCAGTTAAACATTACTTCAATGAGTGAAGTAATAGGTGGCGCTTCTGAAAATGTAAGTGTTACGCCTGACACGACGTATGTATTCTTGTTTTGATAGACACCATTGATGTAAACAAACGTAAAGTTTTCCCCTAACGAAGCCGCGCTTAATGTAAATACCGTCTGCGATCCTGTACCAGTAAAATTGTTTACTTGGTAGCTTGCGGCCCCAATGCCACTTATGTTGTCATAGGTGCCAATTAAAACATCATTGCTATCTTTAATCAAAAATTTGTACGGCGGTGGGTTTAACCAAATCTCACCTGTAGATACACGGCCAGCCGAATTTAAGATGATGGGGTTTGTGTGTGCTGTAGCGCCACTAGACGATGTGTAAGTTACCGCAGGTGTAGTTGTTCCCGATGCATATGTGTACAACTTGCCGCCTGACAAGATGACGCCATTGTTGTCAAAAAACTGGGCCGCAGCACCGCCCACAGGGGAAAGAAAGACGGCCATTTAGGTTACTCCAGCAAAATCAAGCCGCCGTCCTCTTGCACAAGGTTGTCGGAGGACTCGGTGAGAAGATTGCTTTGGGATTGCTCATTGCCGCGCCCGCCAAACAGCGAGATAATGCCGCCTAAGCCAAGGCTGACAGCGTTACGGAAAGCTACACCAAAGCTCATTGCTTGTTGATGGGTTTGCAGTAAACAGTGCCGCCAGTGGACACTTGAATAGCACTCACACGCCATACGCCGCTGACAGTGATTGGTACTGCAAAAGGAATAGGAGTGAAAGCAGGAATAGGTGTGCTGGCAGTTGTGGCTACAGCGCCTTCGCCAACTTCTACATAGCACGGTTGATCAGACCAAACCATTACACCTTGAGGACCAGCATTCCATGTGGAAGTGTTACCCGCTGTTCCTGTGTAAGACACAGAATATGCAGGGAAGTCTGCTTTGCTAAGAGGTTTTAAGAGTTCCATAATGTGTCCTTATGCCAAGAAGCGCAGTCTATAAAGAGCACGCAAGTAAATTTCAATGATATTGTCAATTAACTGCTGCAAAGCCATATCCGTCTTGTCAACAATTTCGTATCGACAACCTTCAATTTCTTTCAATTGCTCTTCCAAGAATTCCACAATATTAGTCGTTTTCTTGGCTGTCATCAACGTAATCGGCCCGATCAACCCGTGCCGACCTTGATACGCTTCGGCAAAATCATCTGCTGCTTCAACAATCAGTTCGTAAAAATGACCAAGAGCTTTGTGTTTGCTGTAGCTGCGCGTGTTTAGATGTACGCTATGGGCTACATCACGCGCTAAGAACAATAAGCCTACAAAATCCGCACACTTCATGACATCATCCCTTGCGGTTGAGCGTACTCAGCTTGTTCCGGCATCATTTCCATTTGCGTAGGTTGCTCACGCATTTCCGGCATTAGCATACTTTGTGACTCAATAGCCGCAGCCACCACGCCCATCGCAATGTCTTGGATTTGCTGCTCTGACATACCCGCCTGAACAGCGGTGATGCGTTTAGTCTCAGCGTCAAACGCCTTGATTTTGGTTTCAAAGTCTTTGCGTTCCATGTCCTGCGCTTCCATTGACTTGCCGACATTTTGCAGCATATTGTGCAATTGATCCAACTCTGCCGCCATCGCCTGCATCTGCTGGTTAGCTGCTTGCAGTTCTGGATTATCCTCGGCATCGCCCATGAGCTTAGGATCAATCGTCTTGGCAAACCGCTTTGCCATCTCAGCAGCCCCAGGCCAATCCATGTTCTTAACAAACAAGTCACCAGCGACCGCCCACAACTGCGGGTTACCTTGCAGTAGCTGCGCCATTGCCTCAAGTGCCTCTTGGCGCTTAGTAGCATAGCCTGGACCAGTCGCAACCACCACGTCGTACTTGCCAACCGACGGGTTGTAGATCTTGTCGATCACAATCCCTTCTTGATTCTGGATCTTACGCACAGGTTCCTGCTGCGTAGGATCAATCTTGACCATCTTCGTCTCGCCATCAATCCCGATAATGCGGGCGATGCGCTGCGTGTCGTAAATCTTGGGGATCATGTCCACCAACTGCCGACCAACGTACCGAACAGCCCGTGCTAGGTTGTCTTGGTAGTGGTAAGTGCCAACGTCACCCTCACGCTGGCGAGCCAAAATAGCCCTGCCGGAGCGTTCGTTGGATGTCATGCCCAAAGAGGCGTTGTACTGCCCCGTTGCAGACTTAATGTCCTCCGAGGCACCAACTTTAGCTTGCAACAGGCCAGATGAAGCCATTGGCGGCTGCGCACGTTGGGGCAGAGGCAATATCGCGCCCTGGCCGTCCGTTACATCTGGATTGACCTCCAAATAAGGCCAGTTATTCGTGTTTGCGGTCTTCCACTGGGTCTCGTACCCTTCAAACTGACCGCCATATCCAATAAATGGTGCCTTTGGAGCCAACGCAAGCATCTCTGCCTCTTGGCTAGTCCAATAGTTGTACATCCGTTGTGCATCTTTTGCGTTACGCACCAGCCCACTGATGTAAATGCGGCCCTCAACCTCGTATTCGTTACCAATTACCCGCACAACAGGGATGCAACTACCGGCCCATTCCTGCTTTTCAAGGATTTCGTAGCCGTTAATCTTTGTCCAGCAAATCTTCTTGCGATCCGCTTGGCGCGACTTCTTTGGTTTGCCGTAAACCGCCCGCAACTCTTTGTCTTCCGGCGTTCCTTGGAATGCAGTCACATTACCGGGGTACAAATTCAACGTCTGCGTGTCGTATTCGCAATAAAAATACTCAGCAATACGGATCGTATCGGTATTTAGCCACTGGCTCAGGTTCTGATCCCCTACACCCAGCGTCTCAAGCGTAGACAATGGCGATGCGTTAGGGAACAACCGTGCGTATTCGGCTTTAGACAAGTCTTCCGTTATAAAACACCACTCGGCATCACTGCCGCATGGGTCCTGAATCAGCGGGTCCATGTAGACCGAGAAACTATTGCGTACCCGCGCAATCTTAATGTCTTGATCAAACGTATCGTCGTCGCAATACTCGGTCAGAATCCGAATATAACCCTCGCCATACGCAACCTGGTTCTCACAAGCCGTATCGTAGGCCACGTCTGCATCCGAGATGTACTCGATATGCCGAATCATGCCGTTGAAAATCTCGGCGACCTCAACGTCAGCGTTGTCATCAACCGGAATGACCTTGACACTAGGCCGGTTCTGGCGCTGATCGTTGGTAATCTGATGTACGTGCTGCGGCAGCTTGTTGATCGTCAAGCATGGCCGCGCGTTAATCGTCTGACCCTGCACCGCACCACGGGTCGCCAGCACATCTGCCGGCCACTGCCACTGGTTATCAGGGCTACCAGCGTAGAAACGAAGATCGTCTAACTCATCCTCTCGGCTTTCAGAGTATGCCGAGATTGCCATCGATAGGCGATCTCGTGCTGTGGACAAGACATCCGAGTCGCTCTTAAGTGGCTTACCACCCAGTGCTACGTTGCCAACAGCGTTAATACCAGTGTAGTCAGCCATCAACACTTCCAGCGTTTAAGTGACGCCTTAGCCCGCTCGGCATCGCCTTTGGCGTGGGCTACAACCCCTTCCATTCTAGCGCAAAAGCTAGACTTCCTGCCCTTATCGGCTTCGGTCTTTGGATTGGGCGCTGGTGCTTTCAAATTACTACCAGTTTCCCGATTGTACTTCTCGCGCCCCTTCTCAGTCAGGCCGGCACCCTTGCTAACCGGCAACTTCTCGCCGCGCCCAACGGATAATGATACGCCTTTTTTCATTTTTTCTTTAAAAATCTAGCTGCGTCTTCTGGTGTTCTTAAACCTAAAGAATCAGGGTTTACGCCCGTGTCCCGCATAAAATATTCTTTCCACGCCGTAGGGTGCTCTGCCGATTTAAGCATTTGACCACCCGGAAGCGATGAAGGCCAGTGAAAACGATTGTTGTCATACGGGTCACGCTCAGGCTGTACGCCAGCTTTCCACGCAGCCCTGTAATCATAGTCTTTAGTGTTTAAGTCAGGTTCTTCATTGTACTGAGCCTTAAACTCTTTAAACCATTCTGTGCCGCGAATCCAATTCTGAAACGCAGTTTCATCGTCTGGTGCCTTAGCCTTACGTGTGCGACCAACTTGCGCTGCAAGCATTGGATAACCAGTATACGCGCCCACTTGACCCGCAAGCGCGTTTGCTGGATATGGCGCTAACGAATTTGCGGGCATTACTTCTTCTTCGCCGTCTTGGCAGACTCTTTAAAGTCTTTAGCGGTTGGGGCATTTTTACTGCCAACCTTGTTCATCTTTTCGCCAGAACCCGCTTTAATACGTTCCTGCTTGGCGTGAATATTAGCGTAGAGTCCGGGTTTACTCATTTTTTTGCCGCCGCTCGTTTGGTTGCGTATGCAATTGCGACTGCTTGTTTGACCGGCTTACCGGCCTTTACTTCAGTCTTTACGTTCTCTTTGAACGCTTTGGGGGAAGCAGACTTTTTAAGCATATTGACTAATTTAAAAAACAAACCTAAAAAAAGGCTAGGCACTATGCACCCATCCAAGATCCAGACATTGTAGCCCTATTGGAAACAATCGTACGCGCTTTTTCTGTGTACTCACGGTGCGCTACAGGATATGCAAAGGTCACCGCCAGCGCGTCGGCTGCGTCAGGTGATGCCAATCCTCTAGATTTCATTTCTTTCTTGCCTTCCAGAAAGATCGTACCCGCTGAGTTGGGCTTTTTCATCGGCCCAACCAGATCATCCTTGAGCATCTTGTCTTGCGGGATGCTGGCGGTCTTTAACCACTCGCGCATCGCGCCCCACATCTCAGCCCGCTTGTTGCCCCACATTACGGGGTTCTTGGCTTTCCAGCCAAAGTTTACCCCTCGCACCTTATACCGTTGCTCGGTTAGTCTGTCAAGTATTCCGTAACCCAAACCGCCTTCGTCTATTACAGTTAGCGTCGGTTTAAACTCGTCAATCGCGTCAATGACACGACCGACAATCGACATTGTATCTTCACCTTTGTACCGTTTGATCGCTACTATGTCACGTCCGCGTCTGACGACAATGACCGTTGAGTCTAGCCCACCCCTTGCCGGATCGACCCCTATTACTATAGGCGCGGTTTCGTCTTTGTACTTAGGCCGCTTGAATGCGTCCTCGACGATCATTGGCGAGATGAACTGATCCTCACCCGCACTTGGGAAGTCACCGTACACCTCTACGCGCGCTTGGATCGAATCCTCGCCGTATTCCGCGATGATCTGCTCGTAGACCTGCTTGTCCGTCCCCTCGACCGTGCGCGCATCTATCTGGCGTGTCTGCCAGAAGTCACGCTTACTATTAAACGTCTCAAAGAAGTACCCGCTGTTACGCCGAGGGTTGCTAAACGCGAACCAATAGCGGTCCAGAATGTTCTCTGTGAAGAAGCCCGCCCCGACTGACCAGATTGCGTCGGCGATACCGCTGGCCTCGTCAAAGATCAACATCATTCCGTCATGGTTGTGAACCCCCGCGTAGGCGTCGGGATTCTCTTCGCTCCACAGCTTGCCTTCTGCCGCCCAGTAGCGCGTTCCCTTCTTCAAATCCCGCTCAACCAGTTCCGTCAACCATTGAGCCGGTACGATCTTAGTCGCGCTGATCTCCCACCAATGGGAGTTGATGATCATCGCTTGCCACTTGGTCAACTCACCCCAGGTAACCGACCGTAACTGCGCCTCACTGTTGGCGCTGACAATAACTGTCGAGCCGATCCGCGTAGACAGCATCCACAAGATTAGCCAGCTAACTAACGCGGACTTACCAATACCCCGCCCGCTGGACACCGCCTCGCGCAGCGTGTCCATGTTTACTTTACCTTCGTTGACTTTGATGTGCTTGGTAATGTCACGCAGTATTTCGCGCTGCCATTTGCGCGGTCCGCTAAACTTAGCTAACGGTGTGTTGGGTTGGCCCCAAGGAAACGCGAACAGTACAAACGCTTCAGGATCGTTCGCTATTGCGGGTGA